GTGAAATTGAGATATCCCCTTACATTATCCGGATCGATTTTCGGTAGCTTCACCTTTAAGTCAGGGGCGTATTTGTGCAAATATGCACTCTTATTTTCCCAAAATGGCTTTCCGGTTTGGCCTGAGTAATACTCAGATAGTTCGGGGAGTAGCATTGGCGTACCAGTAGCAGTGCTGCGATTATCGACTTTTCCGTCCTTGGTCTTCTGCCCTGTTTGACCTGCGCCAAATTGCTTCTCAATTACAATAAATTCGAGGTCGGGGAATTCCTTCCTCAACTCATTGATCTCAAGTCTGTAGATCATTAAAGTTCTAGCTAACGCCGATTGAAACACTTGGTGAGCAACAAGCATGGTTTTTTGCGCCGCTGTAAGCGTTGCTTTCCCTTGCTTGGCATCATTCTGTGTAATCGTGGCAACTAGGCCCTCGAAAGATTTCTGGTTTATTTTAATATTGTGTTCGATTCCCCCTTGCTCATCGACTCCTAGTTGAACTTGCATTTTCCCAGCGCAGCGTCGATGGGATGCACGTCCTAGTATTTGTCGTATACGGGGTGAATTTGCCGAAGTACTGGCATCAAAGAGGGGTGCGCTATCTAACTCATAACGCTCCGGAGGATAAACGACGTCATACAGTGCTTGGTGCATACCGCCCATCACTGGAAATGATAACGGCATACCCATATGTTGACCTATCAACTGTCGGAAATACTCCTCCCCCTCTTTGCTATTATCGAGCATATTCAGGAATTCCTCGAAGCCATCTATGACTGAAACATTGTCACGGAATTCGAGGCTTTTGATCTTGTGTGACAAATAGATTCGGTATGAGCCGAGAACTAAGTACACAATCTTGCGCGCTTCGGGATGCGCGTTCGCAAAGAATGAAAATCCTTTCATGATCATTTCCCTACTAATCTCTTTCAGATAGTTATTTGTACAACCCACCAGATCTCCCGAGTGTAAATACACTGGTTGGCCTGGGAATCGTTTGTGTAACGCATGGTAGGCTCTGTCTATTGACTTTGCCCAATTAGCAGTCGGTTGCAATAGCTCAGCGGTGACAGGCATGTTCCTTAACCACTTAGTTGCGTACTTCTGCAGCGTTGAACCAACGAAACGGATTGCGACGGTAGACATCGTGAGGTGTCTAGCTTTGAAGCCTCTTGAAAGCACTGGTAAATGTAACAGTGGAGGATGAGCATGTTCGCACTTGCGTACGTCCTCTGGGCAGTCGTGCATATATATGTCGTTCTGCTCAAGAGATCCTCTCAAGAGTCCATCGAAAATAACTATTTGCGCTTGTAAACGTTTAAG